GAGCCTATGAATAATAAGCTACAATGGTTAGCTATACTCCTCCTTACGATAGGAATGATTTGGAGTATTTATATGCAATTAAGCGGCAAAGGACACGACATACTAAAGTATTTTGAAGGTTGTAAACTAGCGGCTTATCAAGATAGTGTGGGCGTGTGGACAATAGGTTATGGACATACGAAAGGCGTCCATAAGGGCATGACAATAACTCAAGAACAGGCAGAGTCCATGTTACTTGAGGAATTGAAAGAGTATGAAGGCTATGTAGAAAGATATGTGGAAGTAGAACTTACGCAAGAGCAATTCGATGCACTTACAGTATGGGTTTACAACCTCGGACCTACGAACTTTAGAAACAGTACACTTCTGAAACGATTAAACGAAAGTAACTACGAAGACGTACCAGCACAAATAAAAAGGTGGAACAAAGCAGGTGGGCAAGAGTTAGCAGGACTAACTAAAAGACGCGCATCTGAAGCACATTTATTTGCGACTGGAGAAGTGGTACATTGATTGAAAAGTTAAAGCTAGGATTGAAAAGAGTAGGGCGGTGGATTGCCCTACCTTTCATCTACTTATGGAAAGGCATAGTATGGATACCGAAGGGTATCTGGTGGTGTATTAAATGGGTTGCTGAATGGATATGGTATAACCTGTTTCCTAGATATAATTTAACAGTAAGTTATAATCAAACATGGGGTGACACAGACGATAGATCGTTTGTAGTTAAGAAATTTTACAAGAAACAAGAGAAGTTTCTTAAGTTCAAAACGATTGAAGGAGATATAGTAGAAATACAAGGCTCCGAAGGTTTAAATTATAGGATAGAAGAAGTATGAATCAGTTATTAATGGGTATTATTTTAATATTAGGAATAGGTGGCTATATACTATACACACAAAATGAGAACCTAAAAGCAGAGAATCTTGCTTATGAGGTTCGTGACCAAGAACAAAAAATGGCAATCGAATCATTACAAAATGATTTTGCATTGCAAACTACTGCATTAACAGATATGCAGAAAAAGAACAACGAGATAGAGGGAGAAATGAACCGCTATCTTGATATTTTCAAAAGACATAATCTGTCAAAATTAGCAGCTGCTAAGCCTGGCATGATTGAACCGAGAGCTAATAATGCAACAAAAGAAGTATTTGACAGTATTGAGGCAGACAGCAGGGTTATTGATAGCCTTGACGATGATCTCGAGCTGCAGCCTACTGGGTCTAGGTAAGAAACAAGTAGAAGTAATAACTAAACCTCTTGAGAGGATAATAGCACAGCCTGTTATGCCTAGAGAGATAGACTTGAAAGAGCCTCATTGGTATGTAGTTTCAGATGTAAACATAGATGAATTTCTCGAAAGGATAGAAAAAGAAGTAGGACAAGTAGTATTTTTTGCTATGAGTGTCCCAGATTACGAACTAATGGCATATAATATGCAAGAGTTACGCAGATATATTCGTGAACTCAAAGAGGTAGTTGTTTACTATGAAAAAGTGACCAGCCCTACAGATGAAAAAAATGAAACAGATTCCGATTAAAAATATAGCATTTCTAAAACGACTGGACGCACTAGCAGAAGGTCTTTATGGTTATCCGCATACAGCGAGGGGTTTGCCAAAACCTGATCTAACCTATGCGACATTAAGAGAGTATCAAAAAGATGAAACCTTTGTAGGTTATCCTAAAGAGCATAATTATACAGATTATTCTGGAAGTATTCCTTTGAAAGCACGAGCATTTTCCAGTACCAACAATAGTTTCAAAATGATGAAAATGTGGTTTCTCAGAGCTTTTCTCGCAGGTATTGAAGGAGCTGAGTCTGACAAGTGGTATTACGATACTCTTACAGTAATGGCTCCAGATAAAGGATTTACAGGGTGGCATAACTCTAAAAATAAACCACATCATTCACTAAGATTTATAAATAATGGTGGACGTGGCTACTCTATTGCAGTAAGAAACGGTGAAGTTCACAAAGTTCCAGATCAATTTAGAGGAAAAGGTTATGGTCAAGGGACTTTTGGAGCAGGAAATTGGACTTGTGTCCGTAATATGTTTGATGGTGAGACATGGTTTGCAGATAAAAACCAAGGATCCAAAGGCAGATTCGTAGTAGATATGGCTATACCTCTCACAAGAGGTGCCAAAGTGGACGCAGTAGAACAATTTATAACTAGATTTGTTTAATGTATTTAGAGAGTCCTAGAGAATGGTATAATATACTTTATCACGACACGGACTTGCACATTCGAAGAAGCAATATTACGAAAACTAAGATAGATGATATTGCTCTAGTAGTATTACCCTCTAAGGGCGATGCAAAGTTAAAATATGACATTATAAAAAGGGGGTTATTACACCCTATTATAGTAATAGAGAACACAGAGTATAACTACAAGATGGCAATAAGACAGATAACAGAGGATTTGATATTACCTTTTGATAGTAAAAAACCTTTATTAGCATACACAGGGAATCAAAGAATAACAATAGCAAAGAAGTGGAGATATAGCTACATAAGTACCATAATAATGCCCGACGTGCATTGGGCGCATGCAGCTCAATTACAAATACAAAATGGAAAAGTAGATAATCGTGATCAAAGGCAAGTATAAAAATGAGGCATTTAATAAGTTAAAAAGTGATTGTATAAAATACATGTCACCTCAACGTGACTGGCACTATCCCAAAGCAGATATGTACTTGCTATATTCTTTAAAGCAAGCCCCACCATATAGCTGTTCCGCTCCATTCTGGAGAGAAATTCGAGAAGAAATTTTTACTGAGTTAAGACAAGTAGTAAATAAACCTACTATTTATTATTTAGCTCTTGTAACGCATAGTGAAAAATCTATTGCTTTACCTATTGGAAATGAATGTCCAGATATGTATGGTTTTTTCTTTTTGGAATCTAAGGAAGCTGATATAATAAATTCAAATGTTAAACAGGACATGCACGCTTATATTAGTGCTTGTAAAGATTTAGGAATTACACACCCTCATTTAATAAACTGGTTTGAGAGAGATAAACGATGGCACAGAGCAGAAGATAACACAGCTTATCTAGCTGGAAATAAGTTTTACTCAACAGTGCTACCAAAGAACGGAACTACCTATTTTCATGTAGAGTTTAGAAATGATTAAGATATTTGTTGGCACTAGTGATATAGAAGATAACTGGATTGAGAAGATATTAGTTTATAGTCTATATAAAAATACCTCTGAAGAATTAGATATAACATTTTTAAGACCTAAGAAGTTTCCAGACTGGAATCTAAGAGGTTGGGGTACACCCTTTACTAATTTTAGATATGCAATACCTGAATTATGTAATTTCAAGGGTAAAGCAATTTATATGGACTGTGACCAATTAAACCTTAGAGATATAGCAGACCTGTGGAATACAGACTTAGAAGAAAACACCTATGCTATGGTGTGGGACGCTCTAACAGACAATGGGGAGAAGATGAAAGGCACTCGGTATGAGAGAGGCTTTTATTGTGACAGTATGATGTTGATGGATTGTGAAAAAGCACAGAAGTATACAGCTCCAATTTCTGAAATTGCTAAGTTTGAAAATAACTATAAATATACTTGGTTCCCTGGCTTAGGTAAACCCTTTAAACATAGAGCTGAAGGTATAATAAAACAATTAAATCCTAGATGGAATTGTTTTGATGGAAGAAATACTAGTTTTAGACCTGAAGAATGGAACGCAGAATTACAACCAGATTTTGACTTAAAAGAAATTTGGCACTTACATTTTACTGCAATGAGTACACAACCATGGCACCCTATCTACACTCCTTGGGCTAAAGGAAACTATCGTAGAGATGATATAGCTAAACTATTGTGGCAATACGCTAAAGAATGTAAAATGATAAGTAACCCAGAGGAGTTCTGATGAAGGTAGCTGTCTTTAAAAATGCATTAGATATAGAAGTATACAGAGCTGCTATAAAAACTTTCTCGACCCATGTTCCTCAAGATGGCATAGTAGGAACTGCCTCAAAAGGAAATCAAAGGGTAGATAAAAGAATTAGAGATGTTGCTGTAAGATATATTAAACCGCCCCCG